CTGCGGCGTGTAGACCTTCTCCGAACTCCGGCCGGCCAGAACCATCTTGGAGTTTTCCTCGGCGGCGGCAGAGAGCCGCTTACGCAGGGCATCGAGGCTCGTGCCCTGGCCGAGGTAGGCGTCCGTGAGTTGGGTCGTGCCGATGTGGGCGGACTGCATGACGTCCAGCAGTGCCGTCTTGCCGTCCTTCAGCTTTGTGTCCGCCAAGGTCTGCACGGCGGCAGCGCGAACGCTGCCGTCCGCCACACCGGCGGACTGCTGCAGCGCCTGCGTGAGGCTGGAGATCCGCTGCTGGTGGGCTGCCGCGGCAGCCGCGGCTTCCTGCTGCTTCTTGGCCAGCAGGTCCAAGCCGATCATTGCGGCGCCGATTGCGACACCCCACGGCCCGCCGAGGAACCCGTACAAACCCCGGGCGGCACCCATCAGCCCGCGCCCGGCGCCCGTGCCGATCGCGGCCAGAGCGCCGCCGGCTGCCGACCGGAAGCCGACCAAGCGCCCGCCAGCCTCCTGGATGCCGGTAGAGGCGGTGCGGAACGAGGTGCCCATCGCGGCGATCGTCGGAGAGCGGGCCTCGAGTGCGGCGAGCCCGGCACCCCAGCGACCGAGCGACACCCCGGCCCGGCTGGCGAGGATCGTCTGCGTCTGCATGGCGCCACGCACGCCGTTGAACGACGCGACCGCCGACCGGCCGTAGCCTGCGACCGCGCTCTGCATGCCCTGGATCTGGCCCCGGAAGGGGCGCATCGCAAGCATGGCGAGCACCGACAGCTGGATCGGGCCCGGCAGCCCGGCAAACGCGTGCGCGATGCCGCCCACGAGCTCGCCGACCGGGCGCAGGATTCCCGACATCTGCCCGAAGAGCCCCACGCCGACCTGGAGGCGTCCTGTAAGCACGCCAAGGGCGCCCGCCCCCGAGGAGACGGACGAGAACATGTCGTGCAGGCCGCCCAGCAGGGGCTGGGCAGCCGCCCCGGCGTTACCGAATGCCTGACCGAGGGAGTGCACGGAGGTGATGGCCAGCGGGACGGAAGCGACCGCAGCCGACGTGATCGCTGTCTTCAGTGGGGCGGCAAGGCTGGAGGCGGCCCGGCCGATGCCGCTTGTCGCGGCGTGCAGCTTCGCCTCAACCGACGGTCCGTAGATGTCCCACAGGTCACCGGCGATACGGATGCCGGACTTGATGTACGGGATGGCCTTCGAGACGCCCTGCGTCATCGACCGCGTGATTCCCTCCAGGCCCGGGGCAATGCCCAGGTAGATCTGCAGGAACGCGGAGGAGATCTGCTTGCCGAGGCCGCGCATCGCGCCGCCCAGTCCCTTTGACTCGGCGGCAGCCAGAGCTGCGGCCCCGCCGACTCGGCCAACCTGCACGCCGAACGTCTGGAAGGCTTCCCCGCCCTGGTGGGCGAGGGCCACCATGCCCGCGAGGGCGGGCTTGCCGAACGCCATCGCGGCGGCGGCCGTGAACTGCTGGGTGGTGAGGTGGTGGGAGGCGTCGCCGAGCTTGGTGATGACGTACTGCAGGCCCTTGAAGTTGCCCTGGCTGTCGAACGCCTGGATGCCCAGTTCGTTGAGGCCCTTGGTGGCGAGTTTGGTGGGCTTGGCCATGTTGACCAGCGCCGAGCGAAGGGCGGTGCCGGCGGTCTCGCCGATGATGCCGCTCTTGCCCAACAGGCCGACGGCGGTGGCGGTGTCCTTGATGGAGACGCCCATGGTGTGGGCGATGGGGCCCACATGCTTCATGGCGTAGTAGATGTCCATCAGCTCGCCGGACGCCGAGTTGGACGTGTTCGCGAGGACGTCCGCGACGTGGGTCGCCTCGGTCGATTTGAGGGCGAACTGGTCCATGATGTCGCCCTCGATCTTCGCCGCGGTTGCGACGTCAGTTCGAGCAGCGGCCGACAGTTGGATCGTGCCCCGAGCAGCCCTAATGGCGTCCTGAGCAGACAGGCCCGCCTTCGACAGTTCGACCATCGCGTCCGCAGCCTCAGCGGCGTTCGCGGACGGCAGTTTCATGTCCGCGCCGAGGGCCTGTGCCTCGCGGCCGGCGGCCGCCATCTGTCCCCCCGAGGCGCGCGTGACCTCGAGGAATTTGTTCATCGCGTCCGTGTACTCGTTGCCCGAGTGGACGATGTCGTGCAGGCCGAAGATGATCGCCCCGCCCGCGAGCAGGGCACCGAGGTGCTTGACGGGTCCGAGGACCGACTCGACGCCGGACCGGACCGAGCCCATGCCGGTGCGCGCTGCGGCGCCCATGCGCCCGAACGCGGGTGAGGTGAGGGCCGCCTCGTTGCGCAGGGTGCGCGCGCCACGGCCCGCGGCCAAAGCCGCAGCCTCCCCTTCCCCGACTCCCGCCGCTCCGCCGCGAGCACCCGCACCCATGCCCATCAGACCGGCGCGGGCCACCGCCCCGTCCGCGCCGAGCGCGCGAATCCCGCGCCCGGCCACAAGGGAAGCCTCGCCGAGGGCCAGCAGTTCGCCAGTGCCGGTGCGCACGACGGTGCCGAAGCCCGGCATCTCAGCAATGACGCGGACGCGCACGGTACGGTCGGCCACGGCAGCCCCCTATTCAGTTGTCGCGCATTGAGGCAGGTCAGTCGGTGGCCAGCCCGAAGGAGCGGAGGACGTCGGCGGCAGCCTGCGAAGGCGGTCCGAGCTCGCCGGTCTGGAACTGGATCTGGATGGCGGCGGACCACAGTTGTGCGAGCTGCCCGTCGGAAAGCTCGCTCCAGAAGGCCGCGAACTCCTCGGGTGTCTCGGGCTTCGGCTCGATCAGCTGGGCCTCGACGAGCGCAGGGGCGAAGGCATCCGCGTCGAAGGCCGGTTCCTCGCTCCCGCCGCGGGCTGCCGCCTTCTCGATCTGGTCCTTGGTCGGCGGATGCTCCACCCGCAGTGCCTGGTAGGCCCGATGGGTGATGGCTTCGAGGGTGAACCGGACCCGGGACTCTTCGGCCTGCGCTTCCAGCTCCTGGAGGCGCTTGGCGACGTCCCGGGCGGATTCTGTGCCGTTGGCTTCGTCGTGGCGTTGCGCCCGCTCGAGGAGCTGCTCGAGGGCGTCGATCTCCGACGCGGCCTCAGCGTTCATGACGAGTTCGACGATGTGCCGTGGCCGCTGGATCTTCGCCCGGATGTCAGCGAACGTCAGCGCCGGCTTCGCAGCCCGGCGTGCGGGCGGCTTCCTGCTTGTGGTGGTCATGGGTTCCCTGTCCTTGACGTGCTGTTACATGGCCTGGTGGATGGCGATTTCGATGCCGGTGACCAGGTCTTCGGCGTTCGCGTCGAGCGCGGGGCCGAGGTGTGGAATGGGGGCGGTAACGCTCGTCCCGAATTCGACAATCGCCCCGTAAGGCGCTTGCCCCTTCAGGTCCTTGTCGGGCCCGATCTCACCTTCGATGCCCTCAGCAGTGACCTTGACGTCGTAGGTGATGGTGCGCGGGTAGTGAACCCACCGAGGGTGACCGGAGGCGCGCGACTGCGCGTCCCGCTTGACCTTCAGGCTGGTGACCTTCACGGCCTTCGCCGCGTTCACCCGCAGCCGCTCAGCGAAGACCCCCAGGTCGTCCACGACCACGGTGAGCCCGATCACGTCTACGCCTGCCATTACGTCTCCCTCCGGAACACCGACACCTTCAGGCCGTCGGTCTTGCCGCCGTCTTCCTGGTGTGCGGCCACCCGGCGGGCGCCGGCGAGGCAGGCGTGGCATTTGGTGATCGCCGCGTCGTAGGCGTACTCGGCCTCGGCCTGCGTGGTCTCGGACAGCAAATGGCCACAGTCCCCGCACAGCCCCGATTCGGCCTCCATCAGCGCCATCGCCCACCAGCGGTCTTCCGGCAGCCACAACGGCTCACCAGGGCCCGGCTGCGGTCGTCCGAGGAGGATGCTGCGCGGGATCCCCCAGGCCCGCGCCGCCTCCACTTCCCGCCGGTACGGGAGCCGGCGATCCCGCAGGCGGGCGACTAGAAAGGGATCGGCGACGGCTCCTCGTTCACCGCCAGGGCGGCGGCGAACAGCGTCCGTGCGGTCCCGTCGTTCACCACGTCCAGCAGCCTGTCGACCTGCGCCGGCGTCAGCGACGGCTCGACGCAGCAGGCGGCGAGAACCGCAGGCAGGAACGTCCCCGCGTCGTAGGGCTCTTTCGAGTCCTTCGGTGCCGGGTGGGCGGCGAGCAGGTTGCTGTAGGCGCGGTGCCCGAGCGCCCGAAACCGGAACTCGACCGCCGTCTCCCGCACCCGCTCCCGGGCCGCGGCGATGCGCTCCTGAAGTTCGAACGCCGGGTTCGCCTCGGCGAGCGACGTCGGCTGCCACTCCCCCAACTGTCCCAGCTCCGCCTCCAACGCCTCCAACTCGGCGCCCGCGTCGCCCGCGAGACACACCGGAACGGTGACCTCGCGCGGCGACGCCCCTGCCAGAAGCTCCGAGATGTCCGGCATCAGGCGACGACAGCCCGCGTCGACGGGTCCGACGTGACCTTCAGCGGCGCCATGAACTTCGAGACCTCGTTGGCCGCCGGGGCGATGTTCTGCGCCTCGCCCGCCGCGACCGGGTACACCTCGACCTTGTCGCCGGTGGCGAACGCCGTCGCGTAGGCCACGCCGCGGCGCACGATGACGAAGCCAGTCGCGCCATACGTCAGCGTGGTGTACGGCTGGTCCTCGGTCGGGGTCGAACCCCGCTTGAACGTCAGCTCGACCGTGTAGGAGCGGCGGCCGGGCTGCTGCGTCGTGAACGTGCTGGCCAGCGACGACGTGTCGACGTCCGCCGTCGCCGGGTCGGCCTTGAGACCGTCCGGGGTCAGCCGGGTCGTCCAGTCGTTCGCGGCGGTCAACTCCGCGACCGTCGGTGCGCTCAGGTTGGCGATGGACGTCGCGAACGCGACCTTCGTGTTGCCATCGCTGATCAGGTCAGACATGAACCCTCCTCGGGGGCATGAAAAAAAGCCCCGGTCAGCGGGGCGGGGCGAGACTGGTGGCGGGCAGGGTCAGATGCGCAGCGCGGCGACGGTCACCGACGTGACGGCGGAGTAGCCCACCGACGCCTGCTGGTTGATGTCCGCGTGCAGGCTGGAGTCGATCGGGCCGATGAACTTGTCGGTCGCGTTCGCGACGGTCACGATCCGATCGGGCAACGTCAGCCCCTTGACCTGGTTGGACTGCGTCGTGATGGTGACGGTGACCGGGCTGGCCCCGCCGTTCTTCACGTGCAGGAAGATGTTGGACGCGCCGAGCGGGATCTTGTCGCCGCCCGCCGCGGCCGTCGAGTAGGTCGCGGCCAGACCAGCCGCGGTGATCGACTGAAGGCTGAGAACTGCCATGGTGATCTCCTCACTGAGGGATTGAGCGCAGCCGGTACCGGGCTACGGCGTAGTAGTTGGGGGGTGTTACGTCGTCGTCCCTTTGCACCGGCTGACCGTCGAGGAACTCCGGCTTCCAGGACACGCGCCCAGCGACCGTGATCCTTGCCGCGAGAGCCGCCATGGCCCGGTCCGAAACAGATGCCGCCTGCTCGGCGGTGAGCCCAACACAGGTGAGCTGGACCTCGCCGACGAAGTCGACAAGGTCATCAGCGAGTGATGCCGCCACCGCGCGCCCCGGAGTCGGGTAGAGCACCGTGTACGGCTGGGCGACCGTCGGTACGACGCCCGGAGGCGCCCCACCGAAGTAGACGGTCAGATCGGCCCCGGTGAGAGCCGCGGTGACCGCATCGACATGAGGAAGAACAGCGGGAGTCGTCACAGGCGGCCTCCCGTCACGTGGCGCCTTCGACGGTGATCCGCCATGCGGTTGCCGTGCTGCTGAAATCGACGGCCATGACCGCGAACGGCTGGTCGACGAGCCGGGTATCACCGGACGCCGTGATGACGACCGCGTCCCCGACCCGCAGGTTGTCCGTGGCCAGCGACGCGAACGGCAACGCCAGCTCGTAGCGGGCCACGATCGTCAGCCGCTCCCCCGCTTCCTCGTTGCGAGGAACCCGCTGCGGTTTCAGGCGGCACGCACCCGAATACAGGACTGTCGGCGACCCCGGCGTCAGCACGCTCGTGGAGCGGTCCAGCGCTGACGTCCCCGGCCGGCTGATCGTGCAGGTGTCCACCAGCAGCTGATCGTGTGCGGCGCGGCCTGCCGCGAGCAGGGGCTGAATGTCAATTGCCGTCATCACGTCACCGGTGCCACAGAGAACGACCGTCCGCGGTACACGCGCAGAGCCTCTTTGTGGTCCGCGGTCAGCAGGGCGCCGCCGATGGTCTCGGCGGCAAACGTGCGGGAGTAGTCGTCGATCGACTCGCTCCTGAGGCCCTGCGGGTTGGTCATGTTCATCTGCGCCAGGTCCAGCACCACGTCGATGACGTCGTCCGGGACCTCGGCGTAGCCGTGGCTGTAGGTGACCCGGACCCGCTGGGCCCAGATCCCCATGGGCCGCATGAAAGGCCAGCCCATCAGGCGGGTCGGCGCCCACCATGCCTCGCCGCGGGTCAGCTCGGT